TTAGGCGCTATAATTGCATTGTTAAAATTGGCTCAGGATGCCGAGATAACTAAAGCTCCATTCGTAAGTATTGTTAAACCTCCGACCTACGGTAAGGAAACCGCATTAACCAGAGCAGAAGAAGGCCTTGGACTGTAGTGGTAATTTCTGCATTAGAACTATTGGGGTACTTTATCGCTTGGTCATTATTCTATTTTGGAATAAGTCATTATATCGCCAAACTGAGTAAAGATAAGTGGGTTGAGTGGGCAAAATCATCCGAGAGTGATGATGATCTCTTAATTATTTTGGAACCGATTGTAGATGAGATAGAAGAACGGACTCACGGAATGCTTGAAACTTTTCAATCTTCTTTTTTCGGTTCTCTGGGTGCGGCTAGCAAAAAAATGGATGATGCTTCGGGCCAAAGTACAATTAAAGCTATAACGAAAGATAACCCTATCATGGGGCTAGTCGCAGAGATGTTAATGAAAAGAAGCGGCCTAGAAGGCCTCATAAAGACCCAAAACGACCCCGAAGTAGGGGTAAAACAGCCCCAGAACAGAGCTAGACTAGGTCTAAAGTAAAGAATAATATATAATATAATATAATATATAGTATAGTATATACTAATAATAATAGGTATGACGCCCTCTCTTTTCCATTAAGTATATACTTTTTGTGTTTTGGAGTCACCCACTTCTTTTATTTTCCATATATACCGTATATACATATATAGGGGTTCTTCCATGTAAGCTTGGAGAGATAAAGATGGAATACAGAAATTGTAATCTATGTCAAGAACCTCAGGAGATTACTCCAGAAGCCTTGAACGCTTGGGAGGATGTGGTTGTCTTTAACAATACTACACCCCTTACGGACTACTCAAGTCCGTGTCTATGCACCGATTGTTTTTGGATGATAAAAGATGACCGAGAATAATAGAACGGGCGGGGTTTGTATTAGGTGTGAAGCTTGGACCAAGTCATATATTGGGAACATATCATCAGAGGGGCGAGTACTCTGTAAACATTGCTCGAAGGCGGTGTAAATGGGCGGGATAAGTTCGGGTCGGACTCCCCATTGGGGTGGGGCGCTCAAACAAGTGGCCCTCAAATTCCCTACTACTGCGGAGTGGTACTTCTTAGCAAAGCGAATATGCCGCTACAAAGAGATCTCTTTTAGCGAATGGGTCAGGCGGATGGTCAAAAGAGAAGCTCAGAACTTCAAATATACTAAAATGTGGCCTTGTGGATGCACCAATGCAAAGGGGAAACGACTATATAATTTCAAAAGACAACACTATTGTAATCATTGCGGCAAGTACATAAGCAAACATCACGAAGTGTTATATAATAAGACCCAATAAACGGGTCATGGTCAGACGTCGTGCCAGAGCCAGAAGAAAACCTTCTCGTTCTTTTGGAATAAATGTAATTGAAACTGGGGCCGCTTTGGCTCTTTTAGAACAGACTAACGCAGGTTCTGCAATGAAGTCATTTTTAGCAGGCGATCTTAACTCAGGATTAACGACTTTATCGAAGTCTGCAAAATCAAATAAGCAAGCTATAACCAAGACCCTCGTCGGTGCGTTCTTGGCAAAGGCTGCAGTACGTTCCTTTTCCCGAGGTTCGCCAGTATTGGCTAGTCTTGGACCAATTAAAGTGAGGGCATAACTTTGGCAATCGTCGTAACACGTACGGAAGCAGCGTTGAGCGCAACGACCAGCTTCCAGAGCATGAATAATCAATTCGCTAGTTCGGGGCTCAGTCTCGTGGTACCGTCTGGGGTTTCGCAAATTTCTTCTATATCAATGGGAGTTAGTAGCGTAGGAACTGGAGCAGATTTCTGTTCAGGTTTCAAGTTAACGGGGACAGCCCTTCAAGAGGGCGACGCCACGTTCATGGGCCCTGCGATCGCACAGGCCGCAAGTGGTGGTACTGGAGTAGCTAACTGTGTTGTTCAGGAAAAGACCGCACTGGGCGTTACCAGCGGAAATACTTTGGACATCCAAGTCGCAGTAACGACCGCCGCGACTATCGATTCTAGCTGCACGATCACATTCGAGTAAATAAACAATGCCTGAAGGCGTTGGTTATGGACCACAGTTTACAGCTTCTACAGGTTTAGACTTAAATATAGTTGGTGATTGGGCTTATGCATATTCGGGCATGGTCCAAATTAGTACCAGTGCTATAGAACAAGTAGCATTCAGTACTGGGGGCTACGTATTAGTTGGTGAATTGACCGTGGGTGCAAATATAAAAGTCGCAGACCCTTCAAACGGTGGCATAACCATATTTCAAATATATTTAAATAATGTTGAGGCTCTAAGATTAAAAGTAGATGCTAATGAAGAGGACATGCCGACAGCTTTAGTAGTCCCAATTTTAATCCCACCTTATACGGTTGTAAGTGTGACAGGGATTAGTCAATATGGCACTGCCGCGTTCGATTCGTGTGTAAGTATTATCGGTAAAATTTACAAATGACACTTTCGACGGGGCCGACCCTGAACTTCTTTGGTGATCATGTATTCGCTTGGAGCGGCCTCGAAAGTTTAACGGCAGGAGGTATAACACTGTTAGACTTTATCTCTCCAAATAGATTCTATAGTGTTGTTACAAACGTATCCTTCGATTATAGCGGCTGCTCTCAGGGTGATGCTCTCTCATGGACCGTACAGGGAAACGGGGAAGCACTGCACGTAAGCAAGTTCCTGATTATCGATGCGGGTGTCGGGCCCCAATTCCCTAACTTATACTATACTATACCGCCCAATACGGGAATGCAAATCAAGGCACAGGGCCCAACAGGGCTTATGACAGTAGTTCTAGAAGGTAAAGAGGTGCAATAATGCCCAAACGTAGAGGTTATAGACGTTCAGATTCAGAAGATCTGTACGAAGCCCTTAGAATAATTGAAGAGGAATTATTTAGAATAGAACGCCCTGCTATGATTGCACGAGGGGAACTAATACCGAGTAAAAAGAAAAAGCGTAAACTAAGCGCTTGGAACAAATACGTTAAGGCTAACAGCAAGAAACCGCGTTTCCGATGGGCGAGTGGTAAATTGAAACTACACGCCATGGCTGTGGCCTTCCGTAAGACTCCCGCAGGAAAGAAAACAGCCGCCAAAACACGAAAGAGGCGTTAATGGTTTACGAAGCTGTACCCGATGACGTAGAGATCACTAAATTGACAGTTGGTCAACGTGATGCTTTATCGAGATATAAGACACACGAAAATATCAATACGCTTTTAGCTAACGAAACAACCCCTAAACTTATTGCGGGAATGGCTATTTTAGTTTCGGCCCCAACAATTTTAAAAATTATATTTGATACCCTAGCTAAACAAAAACTTCCCACTGTAAATTTACCCGATGGCGAAGTGATTAAGACCGCAGGTATTGATTATCTGACATTTAGCAAAGACTTTGGCGAAGCTGTTTTAGATTTGGGAGGCCCTGCTATTGGGGGCCCATTCTTTGAAGGTGAAGCAGAGGACTTTTGGAATAAGTACGTGAAGAAATGAATTTAGGCGCTATAATTGCATTGTTAAAATTGGCTCAGGATGCCGAGATAACTAAAGCTCCATTCGTAAGTATTGTTAAACCTCCGACCTACGGTAAGGAAACCGCATTAACCAGAGCAGAAGAAGGCCTTGGACTGTAGTGGTAA